CGCGATCATACCAAGACCAGCAGAGATCATCTTCTTGCCGTCAGGCATGAGATTCGCCGTAGCAGTCAAGGCACCCAGAAGAACCGTCACGCCGGTCAGACCCTTAGACAGACCGTTCCAGTCAACGTCAGCGAGCTTCTTTACAGCTGATGCCAGAATATCGACAGCAGTCGCAAGAAGAATCAAACCACCGGCAATGATAGGCAACTTGACAGCGCCCTTACCGGCAGTGAACTTCTGCAGAAGACTCATACCGGCGATGAGCTGACCGAACATGATGGTCATAGCGCCCAGCGCCTGCGCTAGACCCTTAGCGTCGACCTTGGACAGGGCAACGACAGAGATAGTCAGAAGACTTACTGCACCAGCGATCTCGAGAAGCGTGGTAGCCTTCAAGACCTTCTGCATCTGACCCAAGGTGCCGGTCAACTCTTCGAATGACTCCTTAATGGAATCGAAGATGCCGCTGGTTGGACCACCCTTCTTGAACTTATCGACGAACTTCTTGAACAAGAGAACCAAGCCCGCGAATAGACCCGTGTCGATAGTCCGGAGGAAGTTCTGGTAGTTGATACCCGTGAATAGCCCGGATATCGCCGTTCCGATCTGCTTGAAGAAGGTTACCATCTTGTTAGCCAGCGGCTCAAAGACCTTCCACACGGCCGACATGATCGCGCCGATCTTGCTCCAAGCGCTACCAACCAGGTTCCCCAAAGCCCCCAGAGGCTTGAGAGTGCTGACGAACTTCCCCGCAGCGGCAGTACCATCGAATGTCTTGAACAGACTACCGAGATATCCCACGAGCTTCCTGATGAGCTCGATCGGCCCTGCGATGAACTTCTCGAAGTTCTTGAAGAAGTTCGAGAATCCCTCGCCCTTCTTGATCGCCTTGTCGAGCGCAACCAAGAAATCACCGATGTTTCCGGTGAAGTTGAGGATACCGCCAGAGCCCTTGGTGGCCACGCCAACCAAGTCAAGAACAGTCTTGACGATCTGCTTGACGACCTGGACGCCGATATCGAACAAAGCGAAGACGCCGGCAAACGTCCGCTTAAGATTGTTCGCGGTGGTGCCACTGATCTTCAGGCCAGCGGTGAAGTTCTCGACAGCGACGATGATGTTGTAAAGCTGTTTCGCGCTGGCCGGCGGGAAGATTTCCTTGAAGGCTTCTTTGATCGGTTTGACGATCGCGCCCAAAGCCGCGAAAGCATTCTTGATCGTCTGAATGACCGCGGTGCGACCGCCCAGCTTAACGACACCCGTGATCAAGTTGTTCAGAGCATAGACAGGCGCGGTCAGAGCATTCTCGAGAACCACGTGCGCTTTGCTGAACAGGTCGGTAGCCTGATTGATGTCACCGAAGATCGTCTTGAAGATGGTGCCCCATGCGGTGGCCACCTCTTCCTTCAACGCGTCCGTCAGCTGAGAGATAGTCTTAATCTTGGTAGCGGCATCCACGGCCGTCTTACCGAGGACCAAGATATGCTGCGCCTCGGTGTCGGTGAAGCCCATCGCCTTGAGCTGTGCTGCCGACAGATCGCCAGTGAACTGAGCCAAGGTCTTGGTCAGAATATCGGACGTCAGCCAGCCTTCTTGCAGGCTATTGCGGAAGCTTCCGGCCTTCTTGATGATCTTGTCGATGGATACACCGCTGGCTCGAGCGGTGTTCTCCAACGCTGTCTGGAAGGTCTTACCACCAAGACCTGCGTTAACGACCGAGTTCCAGTCCTGCAACTGGACACGACCCGCGGCGATCGACTGAGACAGCTGATACATGGCCGTCGAGGCTTGCTCAGAAGATGATCCCGAAAGAGCTGCCAGGTTGGCGATACCCTTGATCGACTCGGCAGCCGGCTTCAGCTTAACACCGGCCGCGGTGAAAGTGCCGATGCTTGCGGCCATCTGGCTGAAGTTGTACACCGTCTGATTGGCATACGTGTTCAGCTGAGACAGAACCTTGTTGACGTCAGACAACTTGGTACCGTCAGCCTGGGTGTTAGCCAGAATGGTCTGAACGGCCTTGATCTGCGTCTCGTAGTTTTGGAAACCGGCCTTGATCGGGTCGATCGTCAGAGCCTTAGTGATCGACAAACCGGCGTCAAGAGCCTTGGTAGTCAGAGACGTAAGCGCGGCGATGCCCACAATGGACATCGTCTTGAACTTACCACCGATTCCCTCGACCGCCGAAGCAATCGCCCCTAGCTTACCGGCTTGACCATCCGCAGCATTCCCGATGTTCTCGAGACCCTTGGTGCCATCCTGCATTTTCAACTTAGCGTTGAGCTTGTCGAGAGCAGAAAGGCTCTTGCTAACGCCGTCGAGGAACTCATTGCCATCGAAGGTCATCGAGACAACGCGATTCTCAATAGTACTCATGAGGAGGTCACCACCTTCCACACCGCTTCTTGGATTTGGTCAAATACCGGTCGCATCGCAGGATTGATATAATCACGCCCATGGACATAACCGCCCGTGCCAGTGAAATATCCGTATTGAAGCATGATCGCCACGGGGAATTTGCTCTCAATATCCGTGTTGTACCACGTGATCGTGCAGGAACTTTTAGTCTTTTCGATCTGGTATGTCCATGAGTGAGCAGCCAGACCGGAGTCAACGGGACTAGCACTAGCCAGAGCGGCAACACCTCGCTGGGCGAGGCTATCGAGTTGCTGGAAAAAATCCCCCCGGGCTAATTTTTGTAAATAAGCGCGGGTTTTTGTGTAAGTACCGCTCGTTTTTAGAGTTATCACGTTGACCCCCTCTCGTGGCTACTTCAGGCCATTCCCGATCTAGTTGATCGGGTAGGTAACACCCGAAATATGGAACGAAGACGAGGACACGCCAGTCGTCCACGTTTGGATCTGACCCGCAGCAGTCACCATACCGGTCATTTGGATCGTGGTGTTCGTCGTGACCGCGAAACCGATATCAACCGACGGTCGGAAACCAGCAGGAACCACCAGACCCGACGAAGTGAAACCACCGTTCGGCGCAAGGAAAGCGCCACGAAGATGAACAATGCCGCCAACACGACGGCACTGACATGCCGTCTTCAGCGTGTAGCCACTGGTCAACGTACCGAGACTGACCCATCCAGTGTCTTCCGCAACGATGAGCCAGGGGGACCATCCCGTACTCGTGTTAGACGTACGAATCCACGTCTCGGTACCGGGCGTGCTGCCGCTGTGACGAGTCCAGGTCTGCTTGGTGAAATCGTTCACCACGTCACGGAAAGTGGTAACCTCGCCCGCTTTACCGGCGAAATCCCAGCTCGTCGAGTTGACAGTCGTGTAGTACAGACGTGACGTTCCAGAAGGATATGACGTGGCCAAAGTGGCCTGTACGAAACTGCCGGCAGCCAGAGTGCTGACGACGCCAAGTTCCTGCCACGCTTGCCAGCCACCGGAAGTGCTCACGTACATGCGAGTCCACGTGCGCGGGAAACCACCATTCGAGGTGTAGAAGAACCTCTGAAGGCAGTGATCCGTACTGGCATTCTCGGTAACCACCGTACCGTTACCCGAGTTCAGCGACCACGTCGAAGACGACAACGACATGACCGATGTACCGAAAGGATATGCAGACGGGGCTGCCGTCTCCGCGATGCCGGACACCACAATGCTGGAAAGAAGACCCGCTGGTGTGACAGCACGAACCGCATCGGTTCCAGCGATCACTTCCGCGTTGGTGGCGAGCTCGATGAGACCTCGACCCGACGCATTGGCCACAACAGAAGCCATACCGAAAGGAGTGACGGCTCGCGTGGAATCAGTACCCGTCTGCGTCTCGACGTCCGTTGCAAGCTCGACGATGCCTTTGGCCGTGGTACTCGAATCGATGATGCCTGTCAGAACAGAACCAACGTCAATGACCGTTCCATCTTTGGTGGTCAGAGTCAATTCGCCAGTGACGGGATTGATCGTGGCGCCATTCACCAAACCAGCGATGAGGGCGTCAACCTTTGTGTTGGTGTATCCGGTCACAGAAGGCATGGAATCGCCTTTCTCTTAGTCGCTGATGGTGTAGGTACCGTTGCCATTGTTGACGGCGCCAGGCCACGTGAGTGCAAATACACCCGAAGTAACCGTCATGATGCTCGCCGGCGCATCGATCTCATACGTACCATCACCGTTGTCGATGAGATCGAAAGCCTGTGGCTCATCAAGAATGGCGATGAGATCTGTCCAGCTAGGAAGTTGCGCGGATTGCGTGTCATTACCGTACAACAGATCTTCGATCTTACCCAGCGCAATGGGATCAACGAAGCGAGAATCCAGCACCATATATGACGTCGGCTGATAGCCCGGAATCGTCATAGGCTTGGTGGTGATTGTCCAACTGAAATCTGTGGCGTCATCACTTTTACCGAGACTGCTGTATGCACGATCAGCAGGACCGCCGGTCAGAGCATTGTAGACCAGGTGGATCTTGTAGCCGAAATCCCCTGCCGCAAGATCATTACCGATCTTTGTTCTGTAGGTCAGGCCGAAGGTTTTCCTACGCTGTTGTCCGAGGAAAAGGCCAGCTCGAGCTCGAGCTGATCCATCACACGCGGCAAACTCGATGGGATGCGTGAATGCGGTGAGCGTTGCCTGAAACTCCTCAACGCTCGAGTAATTCAGGTATTTCACACCATCGAGGTAGAACGTTTTGTTGTCTCCGCCAGAAGGACTCTCGGTAACGCCAGTAAGACCGCTCCAAGCAATCCCGGGTTGACCATCGAGGTACAGAACACCTCGATCGAGACCGGCCTCGTAGGTTCGGGAACCAACAGCGTTCCACACGAGTCGCGACACGGTTCCTCCTTCTTAGCCGGTAGTGTTGTACTTGAGTTGCCGCTCACGGTTGAGACGACGCTGCTGAGCGAGACCTTCTGCGCGAGACATCTTCTTCTTGGGGGCGTTCTTCTCGTTCACGACCTTAATCAGGGTGAACAACCGATTCAAATGCCAATGCTGGCACTCCATCGAAACCTGCAACGCGGTCATCCAGTAGTAAATGACCTCGGCGGTAATGATCTCGCGATTTGCTCCGCGTGGAGCATGCTCGGTAAACCATGTCGCCGTTTGCTTTCCATTGATGTACTCGGTGATGTCGTTGATGTTCTTTTCAGAAAGTTTGGCGAAAACTTCCGGAGGAACATTGGGGGTCATGGTCATCGCGTTGATGTACCACAGGGTCTCTGCCGGAGTCTTGTCATCCGAACTCAAGAACGGTTTTTCGAATTTCGACTCCCATTTTGACAGGGAAACCAGAGAATGCTCCAGTTCCACGGTAAACGTGTCCGCAATGAATTCGTTTGTCTCTTCGTTGAACGATTCACCAAGAACAACTTGGATCTGGAGCATTCTCTGTCTCCTTTCGGCACCTAGCTGAAGTGGAAGTACCAGTCGTCGTCGGCCACGGCCGGGAAGACGTACCCCACGTT